AGTTGCAGGCCGGATCAAAGTATGGTCAACTACGACAGACCATTATGGAGCTTAGCTCGAAGCCGGTGGCGTTGTCAGATTTGATGTCGGCGGTTCCTACATGGTTGGCCCGCTATGATCAGGCGCGTGGTGAAGGTAAATCTCACGGCGATGCGGTCTATGAGGCTGACTACTCAGTTCGTCGAGCGCATGGATCAACAGCTATTACCAATCGCCCACTAGTCACCCAGCAGATCAGTCCGTGGTTTACCTCAGTGTACAACTTCTTCAACGATATCTTCAATCGACAATTGGAAACGGTGTGGCGAGCAGGTGAAGCCCTTGATTTAGCTAAAGAAGGCAATCACAAATCCGCAATGGCGATGGGCGCAACCGTAGCGACTGGGGTGTTTGCCTATGCAATATGGCCGGCGATTGTTGAGGAATACGTATCCCCACAGCAATCCAGCCCAGATGAAAGCTGGGGCAAGCGAGCGGCCAAGTCGATACTGTACACCGAAGGCGCTACGATGCCATTTGTAAGGGAGTTCGCTAATGCCTTGCTACAGGGTAAAGAACCTGAGGTTGGATTGTTCTCGACCGAAGGCAAACAGCTGTTCGATGTCTGGAGGGATCTTGGTAAGAAACAAGCCTTTAATACTCAACACTCTGAAAAGATCATCCGCGATGCATCGAACTTTGCGGGAGCCTTAACTGGAGTGCCCGACCAAATCGGTAAGGTCGGATCGGCTGCCTATGGAGTTTCTCAGGGCATTGAACGCCCTCGCGGTCCTTGGGGATGGTTGGTTCTTGGTCGATATGGCACCCTCAAGGGGCATTCCGCTACGCTTGGGGATTACATGGCAGGACGTTCCCTGCCGGATAGGTGAAGGGAGAATATCATGAACATTCTAGTTGTCTTGATCATCGTGTTGCTATTAGTCGGTGGCGGTGGATACTGGGGTGGTTGGCACACCGCGTTCCCTGGCGGTAGCTATGGCTGGGGTGGTGGGATCGTGGGGATTATCGTGCTGCTGGTGATCCTGCATTTGCTCGGGTTGATCTAACTGAAAGGAGACTGTCTATGAATCAAGACCAATGGAATTCGCTAATCAGATCGGTTGTTATATTCATCGCCGGCGCACTAGCTACTAAGGGTTATATCTCAGCCGCCGATTCGGCTGTGCTAGCAACGGCGGTTATAGGCTTGGTCAGTGCTGCTATGGCGGCTGTGCCGACTATCTGGGGCATATGGACCCGCACGCATACAGCAATGATCCAATCGGTCAACGCGGCCGATAATGGTGTGAAGGTTGTCGCAGCTACCTCAGCGGCACTGCAGGTTGATGCGCCAATTGTGCCTGTGGTGCCGAAATGATCGTCCTAGCAATCGTCGGCTTAAATAAGGAGAACGAAATGAAAAAGCTTTTAGCTATTGGTGGATTGGCCTTGGCCCTGAGTGGATGCCAGTCGATCACCCAAGCGTGGGACGTTGCGACTTCCACCTCAGTCCCCGCACAGTATGCGTTGGCAGCTGCAAATAGCTTCGACGCTATCGAGGCGGTCGCTACAGGGTATTTGCAGCTGCCGCCCTGTGGTGGGACTGTGGTTGTGTGCCGGAACTCGGCGGCAGCCGCCAAGATCATCCCCGCGGTGCGATCGGGACGAGCAGCTAGGAATTCAATCGAAGGATTGCTGAATGCGAATAGTGGTGCCGCGATTCCGGTTGCGTCGTATAATACTCTGGAGGCATCTATCAGCACTCTCCAGAGCATCTACACTCAGTATAACGTTAGCTCGAAGTGAGGACTCGCTATGATCTCAACCGCAATTGAAACCCTCTTGGCCTTGATCGAGGCCTTGTTGCCGGAATTTGGGGTGGCATCCACGAATGTAATCAGCAAGATCGTTGAGGCACTGGTGACTATTGTGCCGATTGTTGCTGCGGATGCCTCAAATTTCCTGACGCCAATCAAGAACATAATCGCTGCGTTGCAGGCGTCGGGGAATGTTACAGATGCGCAGATGAAGTCGCTGACTGATCTGGATGCTCAGTGCGACGCAGCGTTTGAGGCCGCCGCTAAAGATGTGGGGGTGTGATTAAAATTCAATCTAACTAGTCTAATTCAAGGACTGTGGTAATGGCTGACGGGGATAGTGCTGCAAAAGGATTTGTTACATGGCAAACAGTTGCTGTAGCGTTGGCCAGTTTGCTAAGTACTGGGTTTATGTTGTTGGAGAAGAACACCATCGACCATCTAGGTACTTTAGATCAAGCGATGAACAGTCAAGCCACGGCGCTAAATCGTATGGCCGTGGCGATGGATGGGTTGACACAATCGAATGTAAGATTTGATCTAGCATTAGATAAGATCTATAACCGGATGCATTCGATTGAAGAAGCACAGTCGACTAGTTTAGCATCGATCGTTACCAACGAGCATGACATTAGTCGACTGCGGGATGAAATGAATCGGCATATAGCCCAGGACATTAAGGGTTTTAAGTCGCTGGGTGTGGAGCGATCGCCGCAATGACCAAACCACCCCGCGCCGTGGCGCATAGATCCGTGGTTTGGTGGGGATGGCATCGGGGATGACCCGAACCGGTGCTTATGACTAGTGGGCTCGAAAGGGCCCACTATTTTTATTGCATGATCTTCAACGTCGGCTTCACCACAGGTGCATCAACGGGTGCCGCTAGGGGCGATGCTGAGTAGTATCGGGCCTGGGTTTTCTTGTCTCGTCGGCGGACGAAGATTTGTCCGGAGCCTTCCATGATTTCGATGATGCGTAGGATGCTAGTGAGTGGCACACGTTCGCGCGCGAAGTGGACGATGCGTTGTTCAGAGACTCCCGTACCAAGATCGTTGATAATGACAAAATGCTGGATTTCGTCCATTGCAGCCGCGTCGGCATTGGTAGTCCCGGCTTTGAATATATCTTCCATGAAAGTCTCAGCTTGTACTAGCCATTCCAGGGCCTGCAAGAAGTCGGCCTCAGTCAAGATCATCGCCGATGACTTAGTGATTGAAGCGATCATGGAAAGTTTATAGATATGAACCCTACGCCGAGTGGTGTAGTGAATCAGCTTCGGATGCCCCGGTACTGGCGGTTCGCCCTGTGCCCGCCAATACCCTACAGCCGCCTTATACTCTTCGGTGACGGTGAATTCCCCGTAGAGCCCGTTGATGATTTTAAGGTCATGCACCAGATCGGCGGTTCGACTAGGGCCGAAATCACCAAAGTCGTCGACGATGATCCGTTCATCTGAAAAGACCATAATAACACGTGATGAAAATCCTTGACCCCACGCCTTATCCGGCATAAATCCCATAAGATTTTGTGGAGTGGACCCTGCAAGGATGTTGATCTGGGGAGAATTGATTTGAATGTCGATGTCGTTGGTGCGGCGGACTTGTTGGTAGGGAGTGGGGTCGTAGAAGTGTGATAGTCCATCGATCATCTCCGGTTCGTATTTGTGAATGAATGCGCCGAGTTCATCGGCCGCAACCCACATGGTGTTGTAGACTAGTTCACCCTCGGGTTGGCGGACGATGGTGCGCTTGGATTTGCAAAGGGCGTCCACGAGACTGGCAAAGGTCATGGAAACCGGAGCGAGGTAGAAGTCCTCCAGTTCCATGGCGAGGCGTTTGCCCTCCATGATGGTTCGGGTTTTGCCCACACCTGGAGCAGCGATTAGGAACACGTAGATGTTTGGGTGCAGGGGCCGACTGGTGCGGAGCCAAACCTTTTGCTCAAGGGTAGCGGCGATTAGGCTGATGGCGGTCCATTTGCGGAAGATCTTCGGGGCACCGAGGTTGGCGGTGGAGTCGACGAAGACGTCAATGAATGATTCACAGCGGCGTTTCCCTGAGCTTGGAGTGGGCATTAGCCTACTTTCGTAATATGTTTGGTAACTATAGTGTCCAAGATCGAACGGATCGGTTGTCGTTTGCGGGTGTCAGTCCCCGAATAAGCTCGTAGTCCATCGGGGTTAGAGTTAGGATCAAAGTGTCCTTTATTCCATCCCACCTCGCAATCATATGGTATCCGTAGTGTACGGCCATTTGCCAGCGGTATGGGCACCACAAGGGCTTCCATGAGTTTGGGAATGATCTCATCTTCACGTTTCTCGGGGTACATGAACGTCAAGGCGTCGTGGTCGTGCATTACGATGATGTAGCCTTGGCGCCAGAGTTTAAGGAGGACTAGGTTGACGATGTCGGCCAATGAGCCTTGAGGGTCATACGCAATGGCTTCTCGGAGCGTGGATGGGTCGCTTCTACGACCAAAGAACCACCGTTTTCGCCCAGTTAGCGTGACAAGGTATCCAAGTCTTCTGAGCCGATCATCAACATCAGCTTGCCATTTCTGATGCGCGGGGAAGGCATTGAAATACTTTTGTTGAAAGTCCGAGACTAGGTTGATTGGGATTCGGGACTGTTCGGAGAGAGTTTGGGGTTTGCCTCCATAGGAACTTCCGTGTCCGAGCTTCTTGCACATGTCTCGATAGGTGTGATCACGATAGAACGGCCGCTTGCCGAGGAGTTTATCTTCACTAAGCACTCCAGTCCATCCCAGGTCAGGCCAGACGAGACGGGCAACGAAGATGTGAATGTCTCCGCTTTCAATGGCGTCGAGATAGGTCCAGTCGTCGAAGCGGTTTCCCTCAATGGCTCCGACGCAGAAGGACTCACCGGACTTAGCGTCGCACTTGGCGAATTTATAACCTTGATCAGCAATGAATACGCTACGGAGAGATTCTTCAATATTTTGGAGATTTCCCCCTGTGCCGAATTCGGATAGTGATGAGCTAAATCGCCCAGTCGACGTACCTGCAATGTTATAACTTGTTCTAATTCGTCCATCAGGATCGATCGCTGTTCGTAGGACACTGAGTTTATCTCCAAGTTCCGTTAGTGCGTTGATATGCTTTATGATCTGGGTGGCGATCGGGTATGATTCGATTTTCTCCCTGGCACCACGGTCGACTGTGGGTCGGCCACCGCGGATGATGGGTTTGATATCGAGTTCATGGTAGAGGAGTCGCTGGAGATCGACAGGGGATCGCCAGTTAAAGGTGGGAAGGCCGACACCGTCAAGGACAATACGATTGAGCTGCCTTTCGAGAATGTCCGCTTGCTCAAAGAGTTCATCAACGACTTCCATCCGCCGGGCTTGGTCGACCAACACTCCACGTACCCGCATTTCCAATACAGGGCCTTGGAGGGCTTTCGAGAACTCATATGTCCTCGCAGTGTCTTCGTCGAGTTGCGGGTGGATGGCATTGAATACGTCCTGGGTTACACAGCAATCGAGGCCGTTATAAATCATATCCGCATCCCATTGGGGTAATGCAGATAGATCAGTTTCGTGGGTTTTAATGATTCTCATTAGTCATCACGCTTAATGGTTTTCGCATGCTTTGCCATCCCTTTCCAGGTGGCCTCGTCACTGTAGATACTGCCGAGGAAGCCTAGACCCTTCAACGACTCTGGTTGAATTGCATGGTGGCAGAGCATGGTGTCTTCGGTCGCACCAAGAACCTTGATCCTCATTGATCGCCAAAGGAAGGCAATGTCGTAGCAGCCGTTTTGGAAGAGCTTTGGGATTTTTGGATCCTCAAGCACTGCTTTGACAAGGTCCCAGCAAGCACGCTCATCCGCTGTAGATGGCCAATAGTTTCCGTTTGTTTTTCTGGTGTCATCGAAAGGAATAACGATCGCAATTCCTGGTCCAGGAGCAAAGCCAATGCATGTGATCCTTGTTCCAGATGTTTCGATATCAACAGAAAGAAGTGTACATCCACAAGTATGATTGATGATGAATCGCTTGATATCTTCAAGGGTTGGCTCGATCCAGATTTCACGATGGGGTCTCCTAATCTCAGGGAACTGCGATTCGCGATGGGCTTTCATCAGGTCGGCGATGACTACGGGGCGGTTGTCCCAGTTGCGTAGGATAGCAGCTGGGTGATAAGTAGGTAAAAGCTTAAAACCACTCACAGTATGGGTGCTAGATAAGGTAGTGCCCCGCAGTTTTGAAACTCCAGTTCTGCCTGAAAGAGCCCACAGAGACACATTACCAAGACACACCACAATGTTAGGGTTATGATCAATAAGCTCATCACCAAGCCTTTCGAGTTCTCCAGCGAACTCCCCACGCACCCACGAGCCGGTGGGTTTGGGGCGACCCTTTTGAGGATTGACCTTGAGCATTGGGTAACCTGGGAGTGCGTCAGACTTCACCCCGAGGAAATGCCCAAGGTCATTGGCGGGAGGGTGGATGTTGAAGACGTTGGTGCGATGGACTTCGGGATGGTGTGACCAGATTTCAATGATGCGGCGATTGTCGTTGGTGCGGTAGTAGAGGGAGATTAGGTCACGGTCGACGGGGGATAGGTCGATGACCCCAGCCTCTCCAAGCATTCGCAGGAGTTCAATGCCTGACGCCCCGATCAGTGGGGCGTTGTGGCGGGCTTCGGCTTCGCCGTAGGCCTCAGCGAGGAGGACGATGGGGGTCACTTGCTGCACCTCATTTTGTACACTTTTGTGCGATTAGAGTTGCATAGCCTGCCAGATCGTCCCAGTGATCGCGGAAGTCTGGGTCGCCGGCGATGATGCGGCCGATCTTGTGGGCGATCATCTCCAAGGCTTCACGGTGGGTGTTGGGGAGGGTCTGCCAGTCTTTACCGGAGACGCTGGCCCAATGCTGCATGGCGATCTTGAGTTCCTGAGTGCAGCCTGCGTGGTTGGCGAAGTCTCCGTGGGTCTTGCCGCGCTCGGAGAGCAGGGTGGTGGTGGATCGAGGAGCGGATTGGGATGCAAAGCGTGTGATGTCGTTCATGATGTGAGTCCCGGTGATGGTGGGGAGATCGCACCTCCCCAGGGTTATTAAGTGAACGCGGCTATACGTTGAGCAAGTACGTCATGATAGTTCAGCATATGTTGAAGCTGAACTATCATACGCTTTTGTTCTTCGGCCGGAAGTTTGGTGAATATAGGATTGTGAAAGAATCCCCGAAGGCGATTAATCTTGCCTCTTAGATCATCTTGTTCTTCCACAACACGCTGTTGAAACGGTTCCATTTGTTGCTCCTTACTCTGCCGGTGCTGTCCTCGACACCTCCGCAAACGCCTGAGTTCCATCCTCAGACATACGGTGCTTGACCACGGCGAGGACCTGGGAGTTGACCACTTCGCCGTTGCGGGTGCGGCGGGAGAGGAGTTCGCTAAGGTCCAAGCCACAATGGGCGTGAAATTCGTCGAGCCGGTACACAGCGTCGTCGGTTATGTAGAAGGTGGCCGAGAGGTTTTTGGATTCGAGTCCGCCAACCTCCTCAAGGGCGTCGCCATCGACATCATCCAACGGGCTCATGGGCCGCAGCGGGAACTTAACGAACGGGGTTCCTTTTTTCGATGACTTGCCTTCCTCCGGCTGGCCCACGACGCAGAGGTAGGTGCCTTCGGGGAGCGGCTTCGGGCGGTTGATTTCGCTAGGCGACTCATCAAGGATGGAAGCAAAATTGGCGCGTTCGTTCATTGTGCGGGTCCTTGGGTTACGAGAATGCCGGTTATGGCGATGCGGAGTTGGGTCTCGATGTGGGTGATTGCGGTTTGAATGTCGGGTGATGGCTCCTTGATGTCGAGAAGGTAGTTGTGAATGCTCATGATGGTTTGGAGGTCGATGGTGAGGAGTTGTGGAGTGGGTTGCTGCTGAGGTTGAGAGTGGTTCATGCTCTATTCATCCTGTTCCTGATTCCAGCTTCTAATTTCTTCGACAGTCGTACCTCCCTTGATTAGATGAATAATAGAACGGAAGTCGGTATCGGTTAGATCTTCACGTGCTAGCTGCACGATACCAGCACAACGAGCGCGTTCTTGCACGATACCAGCATTCATACCCTTATCAAAATCGGATTCTTCCATTGCTATGCTCGTCTCAATGTCAGGGACTTGGGTTTGGCAACTGGTGTTGCCTCAGACTTCGCGGTTTGTCCCTTTAATATCGCGAAGAATTCAGCGAGGCCGGTGTCGGTGGGGAGTTCAGCTGGCATGGCATCTGGGCGGCCGTTAGCTAGGGAGATCATTTGGTTTGAGGTTAGTTGAATAGTTCGTTTGTCAGCCTTTTGAATGTAGCGGATGTAGTTGGGGAAGTAGGTTGGGATCTTGGGGGACAGCTTTTGACCGATGCCTTGAGGGAAGATTTTGGTTGTGCCATCGTCAAGAGTCATGTATACGCCATGACAGATGACGATGACATTGCAACGAAATTTGGGTGAGGTTAGGCTGGCCAGTTGCTTCTCGACGTCGTCTTGGGCGTTGCCGTAGATTGCTCGGCCGTCGACTTGGCCGCCTTTACCAACTGGGGTCATGCTGCGGTGGAACTCCATAGCAGCGTCGCACCAGCGGCTGAGGGAGTCGATGACAAGAATGGTGTCGTCTGGCCAAGTTGCTGGTGAGCCAAGCTCGATGACTTCGCCGGTGGTGGAATCGGTGTAGGTCCAGTTATTGAGCATCTTGAGCGAATCGATCCAGCATTTTGGCTTGCCGTCGACCACGGTGCCAGCTGGGGTGACTTTGTAATCATCGCGAAGACTGCGGTACTCGACGTTCTCGATCTTGTCCGGGCAGTGGGACATGATTTGGTATTTGAGTGGATCGAGAAGGTTGTCCATGTCGAGGATGCGGAGTTTGTAGCCGGCTTTGACTAGGGACACGAGGCTACTGGTTTTGCCGGACTTTGCATCACCGAGAAGCAGGAGTTTGACGAGGGCGTTAGAGTGATGGTTGCTGAGGCTGGGCATCGGGCTTGGGCTCCTTGGTGATGGTGATGCGAACAGTGTCATTGTTTTGTAAGCCGTGATCTTCAATGACGAATCTGTTGCTAATTAAAGTAAAACTATGTTTGTCTACATCATACACGTTGGCATAGACTACTAATCGCTCATCGGGCTTCACCTGGGTTTCATTGGGTTCTAGTACAGGCATGCAAACTCTCCGTGATGTTCTATGGCAGCCTTTCTATATGCTTCGGCTGCTTCTTCCTTTGTTACAAAGCGGCCTAAATTAACCTTTTGCCCATTAATTCTTATTTGAGCCTGCCACGGCTTTGATTTGCGTCCGCAATTATAAATACCCTTGCTACCAGTCAGATTTAATTTCCATTGATTATAACCATTTTGCTTATATGTAGCTTCGCGAAGATTGTCTATGGCGGTGTTGTATTTATCGCGGTCTTTGTGGTCAATGAGGTTCTCAGGCCAGACGCCGTAATGATACAACCAAATAATATTCGTGGCAGGATACTTTACCCCGTCAACACTGGTAGATCTAGCCACAATCAAATCTAGGCACGGCCGCAATCGCCAAAGATAACCTGTCTCAGGTATATACAAGAACAGTTCTCTAACTCGTTCATATGTGGGGCGCATGTGTCACCTCGGCTTCATGGGGTTCCAGCGGGCATTTTCATCCAGTTTTTC